CCACGATGCAGATTCACTGTCTGCAAATTGGGATTTTCTCAATAACAGTTACCTGCGCTTCATTTATTGCAGGGTGGGTGCATTTTTACTGTCTACTTTTTGGGGGACAATTTAAATGAAAGCTATGCGGGAATAATCGTTGCAAATTGCTGAATATCGAAAATGCCGTAAAATCGGACTTTTCGAGAATCAGAGGGTTACATGATGGTTGCAATGGTTGCATCTGGGGTTGCATCAGGGTTGCAATGGTTGCATTTAGGGTTGCAACCGGACGCAGCCCTCCTCACTTACAAAACAAAAAATGGGGCTGCAACTGCCGAAGTGTATCACTCAGGCAGCCACAGCCCCAATTATCTGTATTCAGTTGTAGCCATTCAGTTCCTGAATTCGACCCGTATATCATCCTTGCTGTACACGGTCACACTTTCGACCAGTACACCCCACAGCTCCTCATCGAACTCGGTCGGCGGTCCCAAATCCCTTACATTATTTATAAAGGCTTCTATCCGCTTAACACGCCTATGGGTATCCTCAATCTGCTGTTCAAAGGATTCATACTGTGTTTTGGCAGCTTTAAATCGCTCTATCAGCGTATTGTACTTTTTATTGTATTCAGCCTGATCCTGAGCGATTCGTGCATTCTCGGATATGAGGTTCTCGATCATATCGGAAAGCAGCACCATTTCATCTTTTGCTGCATCTCTGCTCTTTTCCAGTTCTATCGTATCCGATGCAATCACCATGCCTTCACGCAGGTTTGCAATGATCTCATTCTTATTGGCGATCAGTTCATTGGCGGCGGAAAGGAAAGCCGATTGTATCTCTTCGGCAGTCAGATTCGGCGTAGAGCATTTATACTCACCTTTATATTTATGCCCACACTGGTAAATGGTTCTGCGGTACTGGTCGGTCGAATGCCATACCTTCGGGCTGTAGAAGCCGCCGCATTCTCCGCAGATGAGCTTTGATGCAAGAATATCCACGCCGCTGTATCGGCTTTTGTTTCCCTTGCGCCGTTCCATTTCCGCCTGCACCGCTTCAAAGATTTCTGGTGTGATGATCCCATCATGGCTGCCCTCCACATAATACTGTGGAATCTGCCCGTCATTCTTTTTGGTTTTCTTTGTCAGATAATCAGGCGTAAAGGTCTTTTGCAGAAGTGCGTCACCCTTGTATTTCTCATTTGTCAGGATGCTTCTGACTGTACTGCTTGACCATTTCACCTTGCCGCCGGGTGTAGGGATCCCACGCTCCGTCAGCGTTTTCGCAATACTGTGCGGCGTTAAGCCTGAGAGGAAGAGTTTGTAGATCTCTCGGACTATTTCTGCTTCCTTTTCATTGACTACAAGCTCTCCATGCTCACCTCTGTCATAGCCGAGGAATCTGCCAAACGGAACGGAGACCTTGCCGTCTGCCATTCTCCTGCGATGCCCCCATGTGACATTTTCTGAGATGGAGCGTGATTCCTCCTGACTGATGCTTGAAATGATCGAGAGGAGCAATTCACATTTTGAATCGAATGTCCAGATGTTCTCCTTTTCAAAATAGCACTCCACATTATGCTCTTTCAGCTTGCGGATCGTAGAAAGAGAATCTACGGTATTTCGTGCAAAACGGGATACGGATTTTGTAATGATAAGGTTAATTTTTCCCGCAAGAGCTTCTTCGATCATTGTCTGGAAGCCCTTTCTTCCCTTGATGCTGCATCCTGAAATACCCTCATCAGCGAATATCCCGGCAAATTCCCAGTCGGATCGCCCTCTGATATAATCAGTGTAATAGCTGACCTGTGCCTCGTAGGAACTCTGCTGTTCCTCGTGATCGGTGCTTACTCTTGCATAAGCAGCAACCTTTCTCTTCACAGGAGCCGACAGCGGTGCATCAGTGAAGCGGCTGATTGTCGCCGGAATCGTTGTTATACTTTTTGCCATGTCTTTTCACTCCCGTCTTTGTAGATGAATCTCAGGCTGCCATCCGTAAATGCAAGAATGTAGTCAATGCTGGTTTCAAAGACCTCACTGTCAAAATCATCCAGCCCCAACACATAGGCGGCAATTGTCCGTAGCTTGCAGTCCGAAATATTGATGGCAGTACATTCCGCATGAGCCAGCCGCTTACCTTTACAAGTCCAGTACACATATTTTCCTTTTGTGACATATTGACTGTAGAGATTGCCGCAGTGAGCGCATCGAATCCTATCCTGAAAAGCGGCGGTACGGGTGCCTGAATTGATATTTTCACGGAGCTTCAAGGCTTCATAGTGCCTGACCTCTCCGTCAACCGTATAGAAATCAATAGAGCCTGTTCGCTGAACAGTGATTTTGCACACCGTACTTTTGAACACATCTGCATCAAAAGAGCTGTAGCCGAACACCTCACAGAAGATACGCTCGATATCAGCATTCGGGTAATTCACGCTGTCACAGGTTTGCGGACCGCCCGACTTGCTTCTGCACCGCCAGTACATATGGCGGTCTTTCCGGTCGCTGATTACTCTGCCGTACCGCCGTCCGCAGACGCCGCAGAAAATCATGCCGTCAAATAAATGCTTTGGAAGCGAACGCTCCCGCTTTGGCTTTGGAATGCGGACGGGAATCGGCGGGTGTGTCCATGTTCTGACCTCTCCACCAGAAAGTGTGAAGTGAATATCTCCGTTTTCGCCGATGCTCATAGATGAAATCAACTTCTCATAATCCTCACCGACAGTCTCAATGCAGGCAGCGATCAGCCTATCCTCACGGATATTGATGCTTTTACAGTTCTTTTTGTCCAGCTTATATCTGCACGCCCAGTTGATATATGTGTGTCCTTTGCTGTGGTTCATCCTTCTGGAATAATAGCCGCCGCAGACCTCACAGCGGATAAGTCCTGTGAAGAAGTACACAGGATGCGCCATATCTGCTCGACGCTTCATCTCGATTTTTACTTTTTCATACGTTTCACGGTCGATGATAGCCTCATGACAATCTGAGTAAAGATATCTTGGAAGTTCACCGCGATTCCGTACTTTTATTTTGCTGATTGGATCAGTCATAATATACTTTTGCTTCAGCGCATCTCCGGCATAAACCTCATTGTAAAGAAGCAGACGAACACCCGCTTCCTGAAAGCAATTATTCAGCGTTGTACGAATGCCGGCAGCATTCAGTTCGTCAGCGATCTTTTGAAAGGACAAGCCTTCCAGAAACATTCGGAACATCCAGCGTACCGTTTCGGCTTCCTCCGGTATGATCACATATTGCTGAAGCTGATCATCGAAACGGTAACCAAGAATATGCTTGTTTGCTGTGCCAATCGTGCCCTTTTGAATTCGCTTGCGGATGCCCCACTTGCTGTTTTCGGATATGGAACGTGATTCCTGTTCTGCAAAGCTGGCTAACAGCGTCAACATTACTTCACCATCCGAGGAGAGCGTGTTGACTTGCTCCTTTTCAAACCTTACCTCAATGCCCAGTTCTTTCAGATGTCTTATGGTGTTCAGCAAATCCACAGTATTTCTTGCAAATCGGCTGATGCTTTTGCAAAGAATAATGTTGATGAGCCCTTTTTCACAGTCTGCAATCATTCTCTGAAATTCCGAGCGCTTTTCAATGCTTGTGCCGCTGATAAAGCGGTCGGCGTACACGCCTGCGTACTCCCATTCCGGATTTTTTTGAATCAGGTCACTATAGTAGCTGATCTGTGCCGATAAGGAGTGCATCAGACGGTCTGTTTCCATCGAAACACGTGCATAGGCTGCAACCCTGAGCCGCGGTTTGATAAGCGGAACAACAGGCTCGATTTTCGTAATAACAGGCGTTTTTCCTGCCATTTGACAGACCTCCTTTCTTACTTATCAGCTACCATGTTACCGCCTTATCGAGGAGAAGTCAACGGATACCCGGTAAATAATGTGCCGATTTTCGGATGGTATTTTGCCCTCATCTTTGTATCAATTACGGCGTATTCATTTGCTGTTATCAAGCGTTTATTCAGCATATTTTGAAACAGTTTCATCGTCACCAGATAGGTCATTTCGTTTCGGTTCATATGATGCACCTCCGTAGCGATGGGTGATGTAGCAGGAATGTGAGCAGTATTTTCTGCGGTGGCCTGCATAATCAGAGAATTGCTTTCCGCAGGCAGGACAGGTAATCGTAACAAAGGAATCATGCCGAAGCAATTCTTTATGCTCCTGCCAGTATTTTCTCTGACATGAGGAAGAACAGAAGGTTTTCTGCCGATGCCCCGGTGTATTGATGAGTGGCTCACCACAGCGTTTACAGCGGCCTTCTGTTATTGTGGCTTGAACGACAGGTACGGGAACAGCAGATGCTTTCGGAGCTTTCCGACTGCAAAATGCCTTGATCGTACCAACTGCAATTGATAAGGATTCGGATATTTCTGAGTAAGTTCTGCCCTGTTCCCGCATCTGCGTGATCTGTTGTTTCTGTAAATCCGTCATAGCATACCTCCCATCATAATACATATGAAAAGAACGGGCAGAGGATAACCCCTGCCCGAAAAGAAATCAAGATTTGACAAGTGTACCCTTGTAGGTGTCGTTTCCGATTTTGATGGTAGCAGTCACGGTGGTATCCTGCTTATCCTCGGATTTGTCAGGTGTAGGCACAGGAGTTTTCCCCCAGCCGTTCAGACCCTTGCCCTTGATAATGGTCGGGAAATCCTTATAGCAGATATCCAGATCCACATTGCCGTTGATACCAGAAACCTTGCCCTTTTCACTGTGCTGCCAGATGCCGTAAGCACCGCTGTAATTGGTCTGATCGACCCAGTGCGCCAGCCAGATCGTATACCAGGACTTGATATCATCAGCGGTATGCGTTGTAAGAGACGAAGCAGAGCCGTACAGACCGACAAAATAGCCGGCGCTCTCAACCTTTTTAAGGAAGGCTCGCATGATTGCGGAGACCTGTTCCTTGCCGAGGTCGAACTGCCTCTTTTCCTCAAGGTCAAAGTACACAGGCATCTCGAACTGCTTTCCCTTGATAACAGACAGGAACACATCTGCTTCCAGTTCTGCTTCCTCCGGGGGTCATAGCATAGCTGTACCAGTACGCACCGACCGGAATACCGGCAGACTTTGCGCCTGCATAATTCTGCTCGAACTTCTCATCTTTCTGCTTTTCAAGTCTGCCGAAGCCGGCGCGGATAATTGCGAAATCGATGCCGTCAGCCTTGACCTTACCCCAGTCAATATCGCCGTTGTGTACGCTCACATCAATGCCCTTCATATCCTCACCTCCGAAATACTTGTAGAAATCATCGGTCACAGTGCTGTTGCCATGCACTTCGTCGCCATACCATTTACCATTCGGACGCACATCAACATGTGTGTACTGATAGGCTGCTGTGATATTGGCAATACCTCTGAATCCGATATCCTGCGCTTTACAGCAGACCACCTTGGAAGAAATCGGCTGTCCGTCCTGACCGTAGCAGCAGATGTCAGCGGCATTGCCGAGCGTGTGTTGACCTGTGCCGGAACCTCCCACTGTCTTATCGTGTGCGGAACATCTGAAGCCGGAAGTCACGATGATCTTGGAACAGTTGAGGGCGGCATACAGCTTTTCGAGCTTCTCAATCAGCTCATTGGAGATCATAAATTCATGTTCCTTACCGCACTTGCAGCGGAACTCTTTTGCATTAAAATGTGGGGAAAGCTGTGTGGTATCCGAAAACTCATATTTCTTGTTCATTTTCTTTTCCTTTCTGCGTAAAATCGCTGATTACGGCTTGACAAAAACGGTATACTAATGCTATAATTAGAAAAAACACGGAGGTGCATGAACAATGCCAAGAAAACCTGCAAGCCCCAAAACCGATACTGCAAAGAAAACAACCCGCAAGAAAAAAGCCACTGTCGAAGCAGTCGCAGAGACCACTCCGATCACAGCAGCCGAAGTTGTAGAATCTGTTGCAGAAACAGCAGCCGTTGATGCACCTGCTGTCGAAGCCCCTGCCAAGAAGCGCGGCAGAAAGCCTGCGGCAAAGAAAGTCGAAGCTGTTGTTGAAACTGCTCCGGTCATCGCAGAGCCGATTGCTGAGACTGTCGCTGAAGTCCCTGTCGCTGAAACACCCGAAAAGAAAACACGCAAGCCCAGAGCGAAGAAGGCTGACAAGAAAGCAGAGCCTGTTCTTATCACCACACTTCAGCTTGGCGATGCGGAGTTTGACATCAGCGATATCGCAGCTAAGGCGTATAAGGCGTACAAGTCCGCACATAAGCGCAAGGCTGTAACAGAATTCCGTGTTTATGTCAAGCCCGAAGAGGGAGTGGCATACTTCACTGTCAACGGTGAAGGTTCGCCTGATTTCAAGATCAATCTATAATACACCATCTCCTTTGTAATGCAGTCGAGTGATCGGCTGCTTTACTTTTTTCCGTCCTCCATATCATCGATCATTTCCTGAATCTCGTCATCAATATGTGATGCTCGCTTCTGAAGCACCTCGATAGCCTTTTTGATTGCGGGCGGATACGGAATTCCCATCAGACTGGTATTTTCAATAATAGAAAGCAGCTCATTGACACAGAAGCCGATGCAGGTCGCGTCACGGATATATGTGGTCCCGATCATAATGTCCATACGGACAGCCACAACGACCATGAGCAGAATGCAGAACTTTTTTGCAAGCCCGACCCATCCTGCTTTGGAACTGAGTCTGCCGGTCTTGCTGTGCTTGCTTCTGCCCATAGATGCGGTGATCAGTCCGGTTGTGAAGTCGATTGCCATAAAGATGATGAGTGTTGCCAATGCCGAATCCCACCCTCCGAGCAGCGCCGCAAAAAAGCCGCCGATGACCCCGGCGGCTGTACAGATATTTTCTTTCATTCAATCATCCTCTCTCATATGGTCACATCCACTACCTTCACGGAACGGATCATCGGACTGGTATTGTCGGTGATTGCCTTCCAAGCAAGATAGTACTCTCCGGCACTGATACCATTACATTCATGAAGTACATTGATATAGTTGCCCACAGTGCCGAGCCAGCCGAACGGAACAGAAACTGCCTGATTATTCTGGATAGCCTCATAGATATATCTTGCGGTATCCGCCGGAGAAAGTGTATCATTGTTTTTCGGCACAAGCCACATCTCGCCAATATCCGTAGCGCCCGACCTATAGCTCATCATGATCTTGTTGGAAGAACTGATGTGAACAGGTTCCACACACATCGTATAAATGGTCTGACCCCAGTTGAAATCCGGCTGATTATAGTAGATCGCATAACCATTTTCCTCACAGCAGAAATGCTGATACGATTCAGTGAAGCCAGAGAGACTGCGGTAGCCGTCATTGTAGAAGGTGTAGACCTTCTCACCGTAGTCATAGAGCGTGTCGATGGAAGCCCTGAACAATGTGACATCCGGCTTTGTCTGCGGGATTTGAAGCACCTTCGGTACGAGGGTATTCAGTTTTTCAGTTTCCGATGCCTGCACACCCATTGCCACAAGGTTCCTTGCAAGCTGGTCGCGCTGATTGTCCAGCTCCGTCAGATAATTTGCGATACTCATGCTGTCACCTCCACGATATTGGAAAGTGCCTCCTCCACGCCGGAGAGTGCGGTTTCAACGGCTTCAAGGCGTGTGTAAATGTCCGTGATAGAGGTTTTCGCTCCCTGCATATCATAGAGGATCTCGGTCTTGAAGCGCTCGAAAACGCCCTCGTTCACACCAACACGCTCATTCAGGTTCATTGCTGCGGTGTATGCTTCGTTCCATCTGCTCACATGGGATTCCGTGATGGAGTTGAGCGTTGTGAGGTTATGATGCCAGTGTGCCTGTCCGATCACCGTTGCAATAGAAGCCATGTCATCGAGCATTTCCTGCGTAATGCCGTCCAGAACAGCTTTATTGGCATGGGAATGCGCCTGTGCCGAAACCTCGCTCAGTCCTGTGGACAGCCCATGCAGTGCGCCTGCGGTCGAAGCCTGAAATGCAGCCTGATCACGCATATACTGCTCTGTGATCGTATCAAGCACAGCCTTGTTGTCATGTGTGCCGCTGCGCATTCAGTGTCAGAAGTGCCTCGTTGATCGTCTGGATGTCATACTGCGTGCTGTCCTCAAACTGCTGCAAGCCTGCGAGATCGGAGAAAAGTTCCGGTGTCAGGGCATCGAGAGTGACCTTGTTTTCGTGGGTATGGGCTGTGTTGCTGAAATTGTTGACCATTTCAAACAGCGTGTGGATCTGCTCCTTCGTCCAGTCCTCAAAGGGCGGATATTCCGCAATTGCATCGATCATTGCTTCAGTAATGCGGTCAAGCACAGCTTTGTTATTATGCGTGTGCGTGCTCGGTCTGAGATTCTCCACAGCTTCAGTCAGTGTCTGAAGCTCATAGGTCGTGCTGTCTTCAAACTGCTGTAAACCGGAAAGGTCAGAGAACAACTCAGGGGTGATCGCATCGAGCGTTTCCTTATTGTCATGGTTATGCGATTCTTCAGCAACAGGAGCAATCTGCTGTTCAACAATGGTCTGTACCTCAGATTTTTTCGGATATTCGGACATATCCGGTGTAATGCCGTCCTTGCCATGCAGGGATGCCAGCCACTTCTCCTCGGTGCCGACATAGCCGTGCTCTACAGCGATTTCATAGGCACTCTTACCATCAAGACCGTGCTCAGCGTCCTCGATACGCTTCAGAAGTTGGGTGTACAGATCCGGTGTCGGCGGGATAGGCGGTTCATCACCTTCAAAGCCGGATTCACGGATATTCAGCGTCACAGGAACAGTTGTCGCTCTCACAGTTGTATCGGATTCCGTATCATAGCCGAACACTGCCATTTTCACCGCACCCGCGTGAAGCTCCGCAGGCAGGTACAAGGTTGTTCCCTCTGTGCCGAGCACAACGGAATACACCTCATCACACTGCGAGAACTGCACCACCTTGTGAAACCGCTTCCAGTCGCCGTCAAAGGTGAATTTGAACTGCACATACTGGATCTGGTGGTCTGCAAGCACTTCACGCTCCAGAATCTCAATGCTCTGGTTTTTAACAAGGAATTTCCACATTATTCACGCACCTCCGTCCATTCTCTGTTCTCACGGTCATATTCCATATATCCGTCAAGACACTGCACTCTGTCAAGTCCGTGCGGATCACCCTGACCGCTGTTGTTATCCCAGTTACCGCCCTTCGTAACTGCTGCCCAGTCATCAAGACTGCCTTCATAAGTCAGTTCATGCAGCGGAGTATAGTTTATCATGTGAGAGCCGAGTTTTTTCACGTTGTTGCTGAGAGTCAGGCTCTGTAAAGGCGTTCCCACGAAGCAGAAACCGGGTACTTCCTCGCACTCCACACGGGCAGAGGTCAGTGTGCGGGAGTCCATAAACATATAGGTTCCGAGGGTAGCCAGTGTAGCAGGGAGCGTTACAGACGTGAGCGATTCACAGGCAAACGCCTTTTCGCCGATGGTCGTCACGGATGCGGGCAGATTCAATTCTGTAAGACCGCCCTGGTCGTACATAAAGAAAGAACGCTCGCCGATTTCTGTAAGGCTTGCCGGGAAACTTGCCGATGCCATACTCTTGCAGCGTTCAAACAAACTGTTTCCGATTTTTGTGATACCGTCCGATACCACAAGGCTTCTGATATCCTCATTTTCCCAGAATGGTGACTGCCCAATTTCGTAGTCGAATGTCGCACCGCTGCCATGCAGCAAGAGCTTGCCGTTTTCGTACAGAACATAGTGAATGTTCTCGCCGCAAGTGCCGATCTCCACGATGCCGCCGATGATGTCATCGACTTCCGTCTGGAGCGTATCGACCTTGTTTGTCAGCTCTGTGACCGTCTCATTATATTCCTGCATTTCCGCTGTGATCTGCGCAAGCTGTGCCAACATATCCGTCACCTTGCATTTGCCGAGGATACAGCGACAGTATCCGCAGACATTCCTGTCCTCACGGTAGTCGTACCAGTCACGCTCTGTGAGAGATTCAGTCCCCGGATTCAGGCGCACCGCATACATCAGCAGGCGCACATGGTCAGCGTCCTGCGGGATAGACGGAAGTGACGGTGCTTCTGCCGGAGTACCGGGAAACAGCTTCAGAGTCACGCTGCGGACAGATTCTGAGGTATCCAGATAGATCGCAATGCCAACATATCTCGGCAGTGACTCGTCCCTAAATTCGGAGAGGTCGATGGAATATCGGGCATCGTTGATGAAATAATGCCCGTTGATCCATGCCTTACCCCTGCCGACTGTGACCTTCAGCCCGGAAGATGCTGTTGTCAGTTTGAAACAATCGCCGTAATTGTCCTGAATGCCGTTACAGATGATACTGCCGAGGTAGTCGCAGAAGTTTTCTGCAGTGTAAGTTCTGTCAAGACCCTTTGAATTGAAAAATCCGCTTGAAAAAGCCATAATATCATTCCTTTCTGAATGTCGGTGTCAGGCTGCGTCCGTTCTGGTCAAACGCTTCTATCATACCGATAAGCTGCACTTTCGGCTGAATCATTCCGAAACGCTTATGCTCGACAGTCACATAGTCACCGACGAAATAATCACGGTTGTATACATACTGCGTGGAATTTGCAGCAATCTCCGATTCCGATGCAGTTTTCGGATCAACAAGTTTTTCCGAGCCTCTTGTTTTCAGCAGCGCAATATACTGTTCTTCGGGAATCGGTACAGTCTCGCCCTCGACCTGTTCCTCCTCGGAGATATCCTTCGCATCCACATACAACTCGTAGCGGTCGAGATATGTCGGCTCGGCATCCACACAATATGTGGTGTTCTTCCGTTCTGCGCCCTCGCCATGACCGTAGATGTAGGCGAAGTTTCGTGTGATAGAGGTATCTGAAGCGTAGGAGAAAGACAGCAGATTACTGTAAGCATCCGAAAAGATAATATGTGGATTATCTTCCTGCATCAGACTTCTGTCCTCTCCCTGAGACAAATCGAACACCATGCGATACTGTTCGCCAGAATCTTTCACAAGCCTGATATTTGCCGTTCCGCCGATCTTCTCGCAGATGGTGTAAACCCATTCCATGAGATTTTCATAGGATACTTGCAGCGTTGAGGTCTGCTCCCAGCAAGCGCCCGATACTGCGCCGAGTGATAAGCCGGGAATACGGCGGTTATCATTGAGAAGCGCATTCTGTCGGACGATATCATGCACAATTTCGCTGTATGCTTTCTGTGCCGTGACATTGTATGTCGGGTGAATGATGCGGCGCTCCAACAGGCACATGAGAAATCTGCCTCTTACTGTCAGATAGTCACCGTTTTCAGTATCAGTATCGATCTGCACCGACTCAATAATTCCGAAATGCTGACTGTCATCATCTCTGCCCACGATGCGCCCAGTCTGAAAAATAGAGATATTCTCTGGATTGGCGGCGATATACACCTCAAAGCTGCCACACTGGTAGTATTCGATATCCCATAGCAGTGATGAAAAGCTGTCACACACCGCTTCGAGGGTGATCGTCAGGCTGTCTGCATCAGCGTCCATTCTGTAAACTTCAATTTGCATATATCACACTCCAAGATAAGCGTTTGTGTGGACGATGGTCACTTTCAGATTTTGCAGACCTGTTCCACGCAGATAGAAGCGGTTTTTGCCCTCACGCAGCGTCAGCCAGGTTGAGCCTGACACAAGCCGGTTGATGATGTTTGTTTTCACACCGCCACGATCAAGCGTGACTGTCTTATGACCTGTCTTTGTCGTCACAGTAATGATGTCGCCTGCGAGAATATCCCCGGTTATCTGTAAATACTCATCCGTATCAGCGTTGTAGAGCGTAGGCGACCGGACATCGGCGAGTGCTTCAATCTGCAAGGTAAAGCCGATCTCGTCACCATCATTGATGATCTCCATGATGTTCTGTGTGTTGAATTTACCCAGCACAAACGGCTCCGGATTTGATTCTGTCGGGAACGGAAATGTGAATGCACCTGTGATCTGGCTGTAATACGCCATGACGGATTCCGTAGAATACCAGTAAATATCCGGGCAGAGAATAGATATCTGTCCTGTTACAAGCTGCTCGAAGTTGCTGATCTCACAGGTTTCCACATAGCCCTCGGTGAAAACATCAATGCCTGCTGTCTTGTAGTAGACCTTGACATATCTGCTCGGTTTCACTACCTTGTATAGCTGATGCCTTCGGGCTTCTACGCCCACGCCCCGCATCTCAAAGTGAATGACCACATTCCGCTTCTCGATGAATGCGTTGTTCAGATAGCTGCCGTCCATACCTGCGTAGGAGGAGGTGCTGATCGTGCCGGGCGGCGGAGAAAGCCCCTCAATCTGAGAAGTCATATACTGATTTGCGGTCGCTGTCATGTCAATCTGGTCTCCGGCTGCATTTTCTAATATAAGGCTGAAAAACATGGTATCACCGCCTTTACTTTTTAATGGAATTGATGTATAATAGTGGTATTAAATATGGACAGGAGAATTATTGTGGATAGATCATCAAAAATAGAACTTACAAATATGTGCCTGATCTATGACGACAGGCGTGTGCTTGTTCAGGAGAAACAGGGCTTGAAGGAAAAATATAAAGGCGGTCTGGTTTTTCCAGGTGGTCACGTTGAACCGGATGAATCGCTGCTCGATTCCGTGATCCGTGAGATGAAGGAAGAAACCGGACTCACCATTCACAATCCACAGCCATGCGGCTTTAAGGACTGGATATTGGAAGATGGTACAAGATACATTGTTCTGCTATATAAGACAGATCAGTTTGAGGGAGAATTGAAAAGCTCCGAGGAAGGCAGAGTATTCTGGCTTGACAGAAGCGAGATCGACAATGCAAATCTGATCTGGAATATGCGTGAACTGATGCAGATCTTTGAGACGGATAGCTTCAGTGAATTCTTTTTTAAGATACAGAACGGAACATATGAAGGGAAACTATTAGGATAATGGGGCAGAATCACTCCCACCCCATCACAAATCACACATTCAGCGCATTGCGCGTCTGACGATAAATCTCCAGCCGTGACAGCGATTTCGGACTATTATTGGTCTGATTCACTGTGCGGCTGTTGTCGTTATTGTAGTAGTTGTTTACCACGCCGCCTGCACCACCGTCTAGCATTGCGCCCGAAATGCCGTCAAACTTCATATCAAAGCTCGACTGCATTGTGAGCGACATCGCATCGGCAACAGACGATACTGCCTTTTCCACATACTTCTTGCTCTTGCTGATGCCGTCTGCGAGTCCCTTCATAAAGTCTGGCATCCAGGATTCGAATTCCGACAGAGGGCCTTTATCCGGTACAGAGAAATGCAGATACTCACTGATTGCTCGTGCTACATCCGCAACAGTGT